GTTCCTTCTGATATGAGAGTATCTACTTCTTCGTCACTTGGCGAGATCGTTTTCATCACGCATAGACAGTTCGCTTTGTCTAATAAGTTCGCTATATCCATATTTTGCTAAGTAAAATGAGTCAACGATATCAGAAATAGGATGTTCTACTTCTGTATCTAATAGTTTTTTGAGATCTATGCCTTCTTGTTCTGTAAACTTTTCATACATTAGATCTTTGTTTGCATTCCCTTTGTTAGTAGCAAATTTCTTTATCTTTGTAGGTGCTACTACTATAAAGGGATTATTCGTCTTAAACAGTTTGTGTTTTAACAGTCCAGTGTTTTCAGCAATATGAAACACTCGTCCTTTACTTCCGAAACTGTAGTCCTCTAGCACAACTAGATCGGGATTATAACAAAGCACTTGAGATAGTGCCCATGTTGATATCCAATCGAATCGCTCCTCTTGTGAGACATAATCAGGTTTTGTATCCCCAATAATGTTATTTGCGAATGGTGGGTTTTTCTTATCTATAAGATAATGGAAGGTGCAGTTTTCAAAATTAAACTCACCACCTGTATAACCACAGATTGCTGGACAACCCATGGCATAGTCTATGCCAACAATATTCATCTACTCGTCGTAATAACTTTCGTTCTCGTCGACTCCGTCCTCCAGATCTAGTTGGCTGCCACAGAATGGGCAAAAATGTAATTGATAAGGTAATCTAAGATTGTGTTCAATAGAACAATCTGCATCACATTCATCACAATGTATAAGATATCGCGAATATGTGTCTGTTAATGATACCATTAAGTTTTTTTGCGTTTTATTGATTTGACCGATTAAAGCATCATAACCACCTATCTTTTCACCTTTGAAAATAATTTGTGGGAATGTTCTTGCTTCTGGAAACTCTTCAAAGAGTTGCTCTCTGGTAAAGTCCTCGTCCAGTTTCTTAACTTCTATGGTAAATCCTTGTGATCTTGCAGCATCTTCTGCTCTTACACAATAAGGGCAGTTGTCTTTACTATAGATCACAACTTCTGCTTGTTTTTTCTTAGGCATTTTTGACCTCTACTATTCTTCTAATCGTTGTCACATCATTGTAGTCACCAAATGCATTATAGTCTCTTACAACTTTTTCTTCAGTTAGATAACCATCAACCACTCTTGTAGTAATAATCTCTCTGCGTAAAACATCTTTTGTATCTTCAATATCATTAGGGAATGCCACACTAGTCATTGGTCCTTCTTGAATGTTTACTACCTTGTCATATTCTCTTCTCATAATTTAAATCCTTTAAAAGTTTCATTTGTTACATCTTGTTTAATACCACCCATTACATAAGACTCTATCTCAGTTTCCTGTGGAGCATTTTGTAATCCTCTACTAGATAACCAATGTTGTGTCCATGGTAATGGATTGTTGTTTTGTGGTATGTTGTATATAGCATCCATACCCAATGCTCTTAATCGCTTGTTAGCAATAAACTCTACATATGATCCAAGAAGGGAAGCACTCAGTCCTATCATACTTCCCTTTTGGAACAAAAATTCTGCCCATTCTTTTTCCTGATCTACTGCTTCCTCATACATTTTGTATACAGTATCTTGTTGATCTTTAATAACTTTTAACATGAGTTTGTCATTCTCAGACTTCATGTAGTTCTTAATGATATGCTGTGATACTGCCAGATGTTGAGATTCATCTCTGGCGATCAATGATATAATCTTCGCTGATCCTTCCATGAGTCGCAGTTCCCCAAATCCAAAAGTACAGGCAAAAGAAACAAAAAATCTAATTCCTTCTAAAATGTTTATACTTATGAGTGTTAGATATAACTTGGTGTACAACTCTTCTTTATCTATCTTATGTCCAATATCGAATCTTTTTGCTGTGTCTATAAAATCATCGTATGCTTTTGTTACACTTTTTGCTCGTTTGAGTATTGCTTCCTCTTCTAGTATGGTATCAAATACATCACTAGGATTAGGATATAGATTCTTTATCATATATGTATACGATCTAGAATGTATAGTTTCCATAAAGTCCCAAGCAATAATACATGCTTCTAATTCAGGCAGTGTAGTGTGAGGCAACAATGCTATTGCTGGACCTCTACCTTGTACACTGTCTAACAATGTTTGGTATTTAAGATTAGAAGTGAAGATGTGCTTTTGAGCATCATTCAGTTGCTGATAATCATTTCTATCTTTTTGTAATGATACTTCTTCTGGTCTCCAAAAGTATCCTAATTGTGTTTGTGTAAGTTTATCAAAGATTGGATATTTGAACTCATCGTATCGCTGTGTGTTTAATCCTTGTCCAAAGAACATTGGTTCTTTGAGGAAGTTTACTTTGTTTCTATTAAAAATCGTCATGTAATATTGGTTCGTTAGTATGAGGATCTGTTATGTTTGCACATGCACGCATAGCAACCTCACCTCTTTTATTCAGTTCTGCTCCATATTCGTTTTTTCTTTGTTCTGCTATCGTAGAATGGTCATGATCATCATAGATACTTCGTCTACCATCAAATACTAATTCATTGCAACCTTTAAATAGAGGACCATTCTTATCAACATAGTGAGTAAAAATATGTCTAGAATATTTGCCGACAAGTTTATCTCTCCAGTGTATAGCATTACATCCTTGATATGCTAATACATCTCCAGGTTCAAGATAGACTCTCGCAGCACCCATCTTAAATCTTTCTTCAAAGTTTTTACCTTGTACTGTATCCCATGCTTCTTGGTAATCAACACCCACATAATTTTGATCTGCCAATACCCATATTGACCATGGTTTCTTGTCATCTGTTTCATATTCTATGGGGAATGTCATAGAAACTTCACAACTTGGTCTATCTGTATGCCCAAATAATTTAGCATCTCTAAAGTATGTTCTAGCAAAACTGTAAGTTGGTACTAGTTCTAATTCTAATGCATCTTGTAAAGGTTCTTTCAACATTAGCAACATTGCTTCGCCAAAAGGAACATTTGCCATATTCTCTGATACATATTCTATTTGTTTACCAGCACCATCAGGTGTATCTACAATTGATCGTTCTTGTTGCTTAGAACTACCCCATTCTTGGGAATTTTCAGTTCTCAACCAACAGTGCCTTGCGAATTCTATCATTCCCTGAGGAATAAAGTTTCTAAGAACTACAAATCTATTGCGTCTAAAGGTTTCGGCAGTAGGTGTTATTCCTTCTTTGTTCAATACTCTAGATATTGCACGCATCACATTCTTCCTGTTCAAATGGGTCTTCAGAGGCAGGTGTATTTATAACCTCTACTTCTTCAACCACACTATCATCTGTCTTCATATCATAAGTGTTTTGATAATATGAAGTTTTCCATCCATACTTATATGTATTGAGTAAGTCAGTTGCCATACTAGAAATAGGTACTTCGTTGTTATCATAGTTCTCAGGATTGTATGACCAATTACCTGAAATTGCTTGATCAAAGAACTTCTGCATTACTGCCACCACTTTAATGTACCCATCATTGTTAGGCATATCCCATAGCAAAGTGTAATAAGACATTAACTTTTTATATCAGGAACGATTTGTTTCAATGGTCCTTTCTTTGACTTCTTAACAGATAAGAAATCTCTTGGTGGTTCAATACCATTTGTCTCATTCGATACTACAGATGATGACTCACTAGGCATTTGTGCTGTAAGTGTAGAATGTCTTAGTCCGTGTTCTTTGATATCTTTTCTTAAAGCATTCCAATCACAATTGTACTTGGGTGCTACAAGATCATCAACTTCTTTCTTATAATGATCTATAGGAAGTAATCCCTGACTGTATTTTGTTCTTTCGTATCCTTCGCATGCACCCTTTTCTTTTGCTAATTCATTAGATGCTTTAAGTAAATGATACTGGAATGATTCGGTAAGATCGTGAACAATTTTCCATGCTTGTGGATCATCATACTTAACTTTATGTCTTGCTAAGTAATGAGCAAGACCAATGTATCCTATTCCTAATGATCTTCTAGACTTAGTAGATCGTTCAGCAGCAACGACAGGATATCTTTGGTAATCTATAACTTCTTCTAATCCTCGTACTGCCAATTCACATAGATTAGGTAATTCGGAAAGATCATCTTTAAGTGTACCCACATTAATTGCTGAGAGAATACATAAAGCAATTTCACCCTCTCCATCAATATGTTCTAATGGAACTGTGGGTAAAGTGATCTCTTGACATAGATTACTCATATTGACTTTATCTAAGAAAGAACTATGACTGTTAGAGTGATCGATATTCATAATATAGATACGACCTGTTTCTGCTCTTTCTTTGAGCAAATCAGTAATCAGTTCTCTAGCACTCACTTTCCTTTTGGGTACTGAAGTTGCTCTCTCATACTTCTCATACAATTCATCAAACTCAGGTGTACCAAAGGCATCGTACAATCCTGGAACATCATGAGGTGAGAATAGAGTTATGTCACCATCACTTAAGAATCTTTCGTAGAAGAGTTTGCTGAGTTGGATACTGTAGTCGAGTTTTCTGACTCGGTTGTCTTCTGATCCTTTGTTGTTTTTAAGAACGAGGATATCTTCGATTTCAGAATGCCATATAGGGAAATGCACTGTTGCTGAACCACCTCGTACTCCATTCTGAGTGCAGCACCGAACTGTTGCTTCAAACTTTTTAAGGAATGGGATAACCCCTGTATGTTGAACCTCTCCTCCTCGAATTTTCGAACCGATCCCACGGATCCGACCAGCATTGATACCAATTCCTGCCCTTTGAGCCACATAACGACCAACAGCCATATCACTACTAAAGATAGAACCCAAAGTATCGTCAGAATCAACAAGAACACATGACGCAAACTGTCTAAGAGGAGTTCGTACCCCTGCCATAATCGGTGTCGGAATATTGATTTTAAATGTGCTAATTGCATCGTAGTACCTCTTTATGTATGACAACCTCTTTTCTTTAGGATAGTTCTTAAACAATACACAGGCAATACCCATGTACATAAATTGAGGTGTCTCAAAAACTGTGTTATCTGATCTGTCTTGTACTAGATACTTATCTACCACTTGTCTCAAACCAGCATATGTAAATTCTAAGTCTCTATCATGACGAATGAATGAATCTATTTTTTTCCATTCTTCATCATCAAAGTAAGTTACTAATGTTGAATCGTAAACACCTTTCTCGATGTTTCTTTCCACTAATTCTTTCATGGGTGGATAGATATCTTGATCTTTCCACTTTGTATTAAAGACTTGCTTTCTTATAAGGAATAAGAGTAGTCTGGCAGCAACATACTGATAGTTTGGATTCTCTAATGAGATCAAGTCTGATGCTGATTTGATAAGAATGTTTTGAATATCGGTAGATGTAATTCCGTCATAAAACTGAAGACCACTGTTCATCTCTACTTGAGATTCTGATACACCTGTTATATCTTTACAGGCAGCAGTTACCATTTTATGTATCTTATCTAGATTAAGTTCCTCTTTCGCTCCGTCTCTTTTAACAATTGAAATCCCTTCCATTATGTCCTCTTATATTGCTTTAGTTTTAATTTTGCTGATAGTCCTGAAAAGACATTGTTATTTATAATCTCCATGACTGTATCTATACCAATCGCATTAACCATTTCATTAATGTCTTTGTAATCGCTGATTCTTTTGTCATCCCATATGACTACCTGCCATCCATTATCGATGACATGCGAAAGTTTATTTAGAATTTCTTTGGATCTGGACTCATTATCATAAATGATGATTGCTTGTTCTTTAAGTTCTTCATCTAGTTTTCCAAAGTCAGATCCTGCTACAGCGATGCTGTTAGGCAGGAATAAACTATCTATTGGTCCTTCTGTGACATAGATAGTGTTAGATCGATCAATCTTATTTTGATTATAGATAAGTGCTTCGTCATCATCAAACTTCATAGTTAGATACCTGAGACGACTGTCACCTATAGCACGACCTGTGATGCCTATAAGAGTACCATTAAGAGAGTAGAAAGGCAAGATGATTCTCGCATCATTGCCTAAGATTCTCTCACGATA